TTACGAACAGTAGAAGACTCGATGGTGTTAGGCTTGAAAAACATTGTGGGTGTGAATGTAAAATAGTGTGATGTAGTGATGAACACTACAGAGAGGGATGAACCCTCAGTGTAATGATCTAAGTTAGCTGTAGTTGTTAGCTAGCCCAACCGTTAACAGTAGGGATAGCATCATACAACTTCTCACACTTAACACGTGACGGTTTGATGCAGTTAGCATTGACCCAAAAACCAAGGCTCATGTTATCTTGAATGTTGAAGTTAGCAATAGCACGACGTGACACGTTAGTATAACGATAGCAAGAGCCGTCTTTTAATAGAACTGATACACGACCATCAATAAGATCTGTCGTGATGTACTGAATGAATGAAGAAGTGCGCATGTGGTTGTGTTGGTTGAACTGTGCTAAGTATGGCAGAGATGAGGCAGGAAGTCAAGAGGTTGGTGACACTTCGTTATGTGTCACACCGTTGATCTTTGCTGGTTTGTTACGCTTACCCTTTGGTACTTTGTTACACCATAACAATGTCTTCATAGGTTTGTCGTTGAGCGTGAATGTGACGTTAGATAGTTTCATTATTGAATGAATAGTGATGAACAAGGGTAACGATTAGAGTATGCATCAAGTGCTAAGTCTGCTTCATCTAATGTAGAATAACAGCCAAGCAATTGTGTTACATCATCATCATTTGGATCTGTTGCTTTAGCAATGATTCTGATTAATTCATACATAACTTAAACTCCCATTAGTTCAGACTTAGCATCATCTCTAATTAACTCTAACTCATCGACAACATCATCGACATAATGTTCAGCAATGTCACGCCAATCAATCTCACTAATCGCAGCGTTTAATATGTCATGAATGAAACCATGTTGATCACCAGGTGACAATGAATACTCTACAAACTCTTCGACATACTCTTTGATGTAGTTCTCAATGATATCTAAGACATCACAGTTGTCCTCACAATTGTCGAACATGTCCATCATGTCAGTAAAGTCAAAGTTATCAAACCACATGTTACATAACCATGTTTCATAGTTTGTCCAGCCGTTGTACTTTTGATTGTTCATTGGGGTTGCTCCTTTGTTTGTATTAGTTTGTATTCAATTTAATGTTCTGGAATAGAAGCCGAGAACTTCATTCCTGTCAAACTTATTCAAAGCATTTGGATTCCATTTACGAGCAGTTGTCACAAGAACCCTGATCTCATCAGTGCTCAATTTTTGAGCTTCTTTGTAGGTTTGAAAGTTTTGTTCAGTCATTGGGGTTGCTCCCTTGATTACTCACGTAGTATGGCACCGCCGCTGGCATTCGTCAACGGGCTAACCTATAAACAGTGCTTATCACTATATATAAGTTTTACTAATAAGGCCGGACAGATGTTTTGAGAATCATTATCGTTATCGTTAATTGATACTGATACGAATTCGTATCGTAACACATAGATCGTGTAATCCTGTCGCTATCTAACACTAACCCGCTCGCGCTACGCGCTCGCTCCCCCACGATTCACACCATAAAATATTATTTACACTGGGTGACGACTTCGTCGCCATTGTGCAATATTTTATTTAGGTGACGACTTCGTCATCATAGTGCGGCGGAGTGAGCGTAGCGAACGGAGCTAGTTAATATTAATACTTATCAATCATTATTTATTAATAATAACTCGTACTTGCTACGAATTCTTAATTATTATTACCCCCAATGGGGGATTAATTCTTAATTCTTATTAAAAACTACTGCTCAGACATTTTTGTCATTTTTTTACGAGGTTATCCAACCCACTCGTTCGCTACGCTCACTCCTTCGTCATACCCTTCAGGCACTCGGGTCGGCCACATTGCCTCTGCAACAAGGGGAAAATGAGTTCTAAGTAGACCGTGAACGCCAGTTGCAATCAATTGATGTTCAAGTTGAGTACCGTTAGCGCATCTTAGCGCAGTATAATGCAACCAAGAGCGTAAAGTACCGTTCATATAGAGTTTAGTAGGTGTACTTAGTGGAAGAACATCTCTTGCACATTCTTTAGCGACACCAGCGGAGAGCATTTCATTATAAAGTGCTAAGGATTGATCAAATAAGTCTTGAGTACGTATTTGGAACTCTTGTTGAGTAAATTCATTAAGATCATCAATACTATTTTGTCTATTTGAAGTATCTTGGCGTCTAAAGTTAGGAAGTAATGGTGTATTAATGACTTGAGCGTATCTTTGACTAAATTCTTGAAAACTAAAGGATCTATGTCTTAAGATTTGACTAGCAACACTTCTGGTAGTGTCAATCTGTACACACATATTAACCATTTCAAAGGGAGACCAATGCTTATGTTTAATAAGATATTTAATTAATTTAATACAATCAGGATTATCTTGGTTAGCGGGGTTAGATACTCTAGCCATGTAGGCTATCAATTGTTCAGCATCAGGTGTTACGTGAACAAGTTCTACGTTATGCATACAGTAGTATAAGTTGTGGTGGGATTAATGTTTGTGGTGGGATGTTTAATAAGTTCTCACGGGATTCATCAAAAGATTAAATATAATATTAAAATATAATATTAAAGGAGGTGTTTATAAAGAATGAAGAAGAGGGAGATGTTTGTCTTTGTGTCTTTGGATCCTCCTCACGCTTCATTAGATAAAGGAGGAATGAGAGCTTGTCTCGAATTCCTCCCTTTTTCGGGAGTCGGGTCCACCCTTCCCTTCCCCCTTATACATCCGCCCATAAAAAAACACGTAGTAATCTTAAATTTACACCCACGTAGGAATAGAGTTTTTAGAGTTACCTCTAGCTTGTTGTCTTTGTTCTAAATTCATACCAAAAACCATATGATTAGCAGAAGCTTGAGGGTCATCAATCATCTCTTCAATCATTGCATTCCACTCATCACGTTTACGATTTTTAATAGCTTCTAGGGCAGAGATACCAAGAGCATCTGTATAATATTGTACACCTTGAGCTAACGCATCTATTCTATCATCGTGTCTAATTGCACCTTTTTCACGACACATCCTAGACATTTGATAAAATAACATATAAAGAAGACGTTCTTCAGGTGCAGCTTGTGGGTTAGATTTAAAGTCCCATTCTATAACAGCCCGGTCGATAACGAGTCGGTGTTGATTAAGGACGGGTTCAAGGGAATCAATGATTCGATCTTCTTTTCTAACATTTGCTCGGACTTCTTCAATATCAATTCCTTGTTTTGTTTGTTGAAGATGTTTGCGGAACAACTCGCTAACAATACCGTCACCAAAATTAGTTTCAATGAGGAGCTTAGAAACGCCATACTTTTTACAACCTTTTAGAATATCGAGTAATGTATTGTCGGAGTATCCGTCCCGGTAAGCACGCATGTCGTGCAGGTACAGAAAACCATTGCGTTGAGAGATATAAGCTGCTGCCGTTTCATCCGATCCACGACCCGACGGATCAACACTGCAGATTGTTTCTTGGTAAGGATCCCATGTTCCTTGTAACTGCATTGGAGAGTAGAAATAATCTCCAGGGAGTCCAACAGTGGGGAGGTCTTTGATAACGTTTTGTGGATCGGAGCACCAAACGATGGATTCGGGAGCAGTAGAGGGGTTAACGCTAGTGACGATAAGGTCAGAGCATTTAAGAGGAAACTTTTCAGCATCGGATAAACTCGTGTCTAACATGAACTGCAACATAAAGTTGCTACGACCCATTGACGCTTCACGTTCAATCAGGTCTTCATTATCAAATCTATCATCAGTTACTTCCCAAGCTTCAGCACCGCCATCAATATCTTCTACTAGCTGAGGCGCTAGAAGGCCTTCGTATTGTGAAACCTTCCTAGGATACCTAGCAGGCCAAACAAAGGGCTTGTAGGCTCTCTCAGCTAGCTTACGATAGACAGTAAATGTTGTCTGAGGTGTACCAAGAAACATAATACGACTATCATTCTTGGGAGTAAGGATAGATTCAGCTTCAGTACATAATTGTAGAAGCTTTTCCCTCATAAATTCTGTCATACTATTTCCTGGTACTTCAATATCGTCCAGGATCATCAGGTCAGCACGACTACCGGTAAGCTGACCAGTAATACCGACTGATTTAACAGAAGGAGCTTGGTGAGGGGAGCAAGCCACATCAAAGGAGATACGACTCCAACGGGAGTCATCAGATTTAGGGCGCAAATGACCCAACCAGGGTGTTTCAATGATTAATTTTTGTAGGAAGATTGACATGTTATCTGCTCGTTCTTTAGAAGCAGATATGATCATTATTTTCTTTTCGGGGTTATTAAATAAAGTCCAAAGAACAAAAGCACCAGTAATCCAGCTCTTACCAACTCCCCTAAATGCTTGGATCTGTAAACGCTTTGGACCGTGTTGAAGGTAATCAGCAATTGCATATTGAGCACGTGTAGGGTTTGGTAGATCTAATTCACTCCATAATGCTTGTAGGAATAGCTTAAAATCGTCTTTAAGGAGGTCTAAAGTGTTCATAGGTAGAATCTAGCGTGTAGGGGGTTAGGAGGGCTTAGAAGCCGAATATGATGGCACCTGCGACTTTCTTTAGGCCGCCCATAACTTGTTTACCGGCGTATTCTAATTCGTTAAGTGGGTCTTCTTTAATTTTATTATAAACGTTTATCAAAGGCTCAGGATCACGTGCAGTATCAATACCAATGTTTGCAACATCAGCAACTGTTGAAACAACTTCTCCAACGGGTCCAGCAGGTGGAAAAGCACCTACTACATCACCAGCCAAAGATACACCAGACAAACCAGCTTGTACATAATCAAGAGGGTTTCCTGATTGTTGTGCTAGTTGTGTACGTCCAGCAGTCTCTGCTGCGCTAGCTACTGAGCCAAGTGCAGAATATGTTGTTACACCCGTAGCAGCTAATGCTGTTAGTTGTTTACGATTTAATCTTACACTACCTTTGTTAAAATTAAAACTAGATGTATATTTGTTAAATTGTTCTTTAATTGAAACGTTTGGATCTAAATCAATACCTGGTAAAGTAGATGGGTCAGCTAGTTCACTAAAATATTCACGAGGTACTGCACGAAAACCTTCAGGTGTAGTTAGAATTGCAAAACGATTTTTATAATTTTGCCTACTAATTCTTTCTGCTTCTGTTTTAAAAGCAGAGTCTTGTGTTGGTAATCTTTGCACATAATCACCAGGACTACCTTCTTCTAATAAACCAGAAACATCTTGACTGTAGGTATGTTCAAAGAAAGGTTTTTCCAAACCAGAATATTCAGCAATGCCTAAATCCTCTGCAATTAACTGCCTTTGTAACTTTGTATTTTTAACTGATGCTTCTGTTGAAACTTTTTCTTGTGCTTTACGTCTAGCTCTACCACTAGAAGAACGTGTTTTCTTTTTAAAGCTACGTGAGTCTCTGCCTTCAATACCTGTAGGTCTAGCAAAACCTTGCTCTTTTAAAGTTTTTATTACTTCATCTTTTGACATGCCTGGATATTCTTTTAGCATTTTATTTGCTTTAGTTATCCAACTTTTTTGATCCATAATTAATTAATGTACTCCATAATTAGTTTTTCACGGAGTCTATTAACTCCAAATTTGTCTCTCATCCAACTAAGGACGGGTGTACTTCCTTTATCCTGATTACATCTGGTACAGGCGCATACAACATTTGTTGCGACATCCTCTCCGCCACGTGCGCGAGGATGAACATGATCGATAGATAGTTGACTAAGGTCATAAGTTTTTCCGCAATAGATACAAGTATGGTCAAAGTGTTCCTTAATAGATGTTCTCCAAAGTCTTTTGGCGTCGGAAGAAGTCATAGCTATCAAGTTAAATAGGTAATCGTTAGGGGTAGGAAGTAGTGGGGTCATGCGCGTCCTTTACGTGCTCTGTTTTTTGATGCTGCTTCGAGGAATGTCTTTCCATTTTTTCTGTGGGATACATCCTTGCCATCACCGTTACCGTAGGTTCCACGTTTACGGTTTTCTTTATTTAATGCAGACCGTTTAGAGATCTGTAATGCACTTGAATCATATTTCTTTTGATATGATTTATAGTTACCATTAGCGTATTTTGGACCGCTATAGTTAGAGCTTCGTACCATAAAGTCTCCGTTTTACAAGTTCAGGGTCAACAGTTGGCATTAGGTTAGCTAGTTTATCTAGTGGGTTACCTTGAACAGCAACACCACTAATGTCGTTTTTGACAAGCCACTCTATCGCTGCCTTTATATCTTGTGTTGTAGCTTCACCACTTTTAATCCGATTAAGGAGTTCTTTGGTAACTAAATTGTGCAACTCATTGAATTGGTCTTCGGTTGCTTTCTTGTTAGCCATTTCTCAATACAATTTGATCTAATTTGTTTTCAATGCGGATCATATGATCCTCCATACGTTGCACCATAACTGAAAGATCAGCTTTAGATACATAATCTTGTGCAACACTTAATTCAAAGGTATCAACACGTCTATCCAAAGCCGATATTCTATTGTGTATACGATTTGTTAAAGCAGCCCCTGCTGCAATAGCTCCAATCAGAGCTGATACCCCTGCTTCAATCATTATTTATTAGGAAATAAACCGTTACGAATAAATTCAACTGCTTTATCATCGATGTCATTATCGGTTGACTCAGCAAGTTTAGTAAGCATATCTACAATAAGTAGTTTAACTTTTTCAGACTGTAAAAATGAAAATAGAATTGGACGAATTAAAGTAATCATGATAAATAAAGTTGTTTAAACGTCAGCTGTATTAGTAGAAGGGAATGCACGGTTAGGTCCCCAAATAATTCTTACAGCACCTTTGCCACCTGCACCAGCGTTTCCGGTTCCTAATGGTCTTCCAAAACCGCCACCGCCATATAGTCCTCCGGTTGGTGTGGTAACAGAATTAGAAAGTTGTGAACTTTTACCATCACCACCACCAGAACCACCGCCGCCTCCAGGGCTAGACAAACTACCTGCAACACCGTCACTACCTTTTCCTTGAAGACTAACACCGCCTCCACCTCCACCTAAACTTTGACTAGCATATCCGCCACCACCAGCACCGCTATTTGAAACGGCAGCAAAACTATTATTAACCAAGCCACCGCGACCACCGTTACCACTGTATCCTCCAGCACCGCCGCCGCCGCCATAACCGCTTGTAGTTTGTCCTGATGCATAAACCCAACTACCACCATTACCTCCGCCATCGGCTGGGCTTGCTCCACCTACACCTCCAAGTGCTGAACCAGTTCCGCTCTCACCAAAATTAGCTCTTCCACCCTCGGCCCTTAATAAAGTAGTCGTTCCCCTCTTAATGTAACTTGGATCCCCATGGTTGGGGCTACTGAAACCACGATAACCTCCGATACCAGGTGAAATAGTTAATGTTTCACCAGGAGTAACTGGAATATTATTTCGATAAGAAAGTCCACCACCCCCGCCACCTGGTGCAGCCTTATTGGGCCAAGAGTTGGTATTCAATAGAGTCCCGCAGCCACCACCGCCTACAACGACTGCACAAATACTTGTTACGTTAGAAGGTACAACCCAACTAAAAACAGAAGAATTTGTACTATCATCAGGTGATGTAAATGTTATTTGCCCTGCTCCACTTTTTGAACCAAAAAATAATTGATGTATCATTAAGTTAACCCACTACCAGTAATAACAAAACTATTAGATTGAACACAAAGAACAGTTGCTAATCCATATTGAGCTAATGTTCGATTACCTGTGTTTATTGTTCCTGCTTCGATTAGTGTTACGCTACCACCTTGTGTAATAGTTTGGTCATTAGTACTATTATTAAAAATGCTGATAGCATCACCAACACTAAACACACCACTAGGTACAGTAACACCACCATTTGTAATGTTAATATGTTTACCAGCATCTGATGCAACTAAAGTATATGCAGATGTTTGCGTATTAGCTGGTATATTTGAAAATGTTTGACCAGCAGCAAATGTGATGCTGCCAACCATTGTTTCACCTGCTAAAGGTAGATAATCATTAAATAAATTTGTTACTGAAGTATCTAATTTAGCAGTTGTAACAGCACCATTATTCAACTTAGTTGTAGTAACAGCATTATTTGCTAGTTTAGCTTCTGTAACAGCATCATTAGCTACTTTATTAGTAGTAACAGCACCATCAGCTACTTTATTAGTAGTAACAGCATTATTTGATAGTTTAGCTTCTGTAATAGAACCGTCTGCAACATCAATTACACCCGGTGCTAATTTATCAGCTGTAACAGCACCTGTTGCTATTTTAGCTGTAGTAACAGAACCATCAGCAATACCACCAGATATAACATCTTGAATTTTATTTGCTTCTTCTTGTCCAATAAAAAGAGATTGTTCAAAATTTTTATTTAAATCTTGTGCTCTAA